ACTTGGCCTGACCAACCTACATTTAGAACAACTAAACTAAGTGAATTAATAGATCGTGCAGACGAAATCATACTGCCCAAAGCACATCTTAGAGTAAGTCTGGACATAGATATCAGTTATGAAGAAGCTAGTTTTATTAAAGAAAAGTTTATGGGCGATTACGATATTAGAGAATTGACTTTGATTCCTGAAAAGAAAGAAATAGAAATAAGCAATAGTATCGATATACAATCATTTGAAAGTGTAGATCAAATAGTAACTAGTCAATTAATTAATATTGACAGTGAAACATATGATAGTAAAATACTGCTTTCAATTTATAATAACTTATGATCCGAATTAAAAATTTAACTGTGAAGAATTTCATGAGCGTGGGCAATCAAACCCAGGCCGTAGACTTTGAAAAAGAATACCTAACGTTAGTGCTAGGTGAAAACTTGGACATGGGCGGAGATGATAGCGGATCTCGTAACGGTACAGGAAAAACCACTATCGTTAATGCATTAAGTTATGCACTATTTGGCAATGCCTTAACTAATATTAAAAAAGACAATCTTATTAACAAGATTAACAACAAGAATATGTTGATTACTTTATCTTTTGAAAAAGATGGTGTCGATTATCGAATAGAAAGAGGACGTAAACCTACAATATTAAGATTCTATGTTAATGATGTTGAACAAGACTCTGAAGAAACAGATGATAGTCAAGGAGATATGCGTGAGACACAAAAAGATTTAGATGATCTTCTAGGTATGAGTCACGATATGTTCAAGCACATAGTGGCGTTAAACACCTACACTGAACCTTTTCTAAGTATGCGGGCCAATGATCAACGAGAAATTATTGAACAACTATTAGGGATTACACTGTTAAGTGAAAAGGCAGAGTCTTTAAAAGAACAAATCAAAGCTACTAAAGATCAAATACAACAAGAAACTGCAAATATAGAAGCTGCTAAAAAATCTAACGAAAAAATTGAACAAAGTATTACAGGTTTAGAAACCAGAAAGTCTGCATGGCTAACTCAACAGCAATCAGATTGTTTAAAGCTAGCAGAAAAAATCTTAGAACTACAAGCTGTGGATATAACTCACGAATTAGAGCAGCATACTAAGTTAAAGAACTACGATGATCTAAGTGCAAAAATAAAAAGCTTGAATAAAGAAAAGGCTACCATTGAGACTGCTATAATACAAGCTGATAAAACTGTTACCAAGTACACAAAAGAACTAGAAAAGCTACAGGATTCTAAATGCCCGGCGTGTGAGCAGGACTTACAAGATCATAAACATCAAGAAATGCAAACAATTGCTGATAAAAATCTACAAGAAGCACACACATATCTAGAAACTGTTACTAACAATTACGCTTCAGTGATACAAGAATTAGAGCAGATAGGTGATATTAACGGTAGACCTGTAACATTCTACGATACTGTAGAAGAAGCATTACGTCATCAAAATAATCTCGCCAGTTACGAAGATAATTTAAGTAAACGTCAACAAGAAATAGACCCGTATACAGAACAAATTGAAGATTTAAAGAATACTGCCCTTCAAGAAATTGATTGGAACATCATTAATGAGTTAACTGCTCTTAAAGATCATCAAGAATTCTTGCTCAAACTGTTAACTAACAAAGATAGTTTTATACGTAAAAAAATTATTGATCAAAATCTTGCATACTTGAATAACAGATTAACATATTATCTTGATAAAATGGGCTTGCCTCATCAAGTAACTTTCTTAAATGACTTAAATGTAGAAATTACTCAACTAGGTCAAGATTTAGATTTTGACAATCTAAGTAGAGGAGAAAGAAATCGATTAATTCTTGGACTAAGCTGGAGTTTTAGAGATGTCTGGGAAAGTTTATATCAAAATATTAATTTGTTATTTGTAGACGAATTGATCGATAACGGTTTAGACGCCAGTGGCGTAGAAAACGCATTGAGTGTTCTAAAGAAAATGTCCAGAGAACGTAACAAAAATATATACCTAATCAGTCATAAGGACGAATTAATAGGACGTGTGAATAATGTTTTGAAAGTTATTAAAGAAAATGGATTCACTAGCTACAGCACAGATTTAGATATCGTAGAATAATGGATGAAGAACAAACACACGAAGCACTAATGCAACTTTTCCGCAAATATTTTGAGGAAAATCAAGATTGGATGCATAGTCGTACACATCGATCTGGCATAAGGCTTCGTCACATTTTAGCAGAAATTAGAATTTTAGCAAGAACACGTAGGGCAGAAGTACAGGCATATAGAGCAACTAAACCAAGTTACAGTTCGCCAAAATACTTTGAATCAAATCGACGCAAGGCAGAATTAAAAAAGGCTAAACAAGTTGATGTCGTGGTACCACCAGAGTCAACTAATAACGGAACTTCCTGAAGATTGTATTGGATTTGTATACTGTATAACCAATACTGTTAACGGACGAATGTATATAGGCAAAAAACTGGCAAAATTTTCAAAAACCACATATAAAATAGTAAAACTAAAAAACGGCACAAAGAAAAAGAAACGTATTAAATCAAAAATAGACTCGGACTGGCAAACATACTACGGCAGCAACGACGAACTTAACAAAGATGTTGCACAATTAGGCACAGACAAATTTCACAGAGAGATACTGTTCTACTGCAAAAGCAAAGCAGAGTGCAGTTACATAGAGGCAAGAGAACAATTCACACGGCGAGTACTAGAATCTGACAGCTACTATAATGGTCAGATCAGTGTTCGTGTCCATGGCTCTCACATCAAAGGCAAACAATTAAACGGTTAACAGCTGGCACAGGCTAATTTCGTGTGCCCGGATACCTGGACCTCGGGTCACAGGGATGGAAATCTCTTGCCGTTAAGAGTGCTCAATCACTACCCTTCGGGATGAAGATCGCTACTAAGACCTGCGATTTGATTGTTTGAAAAGGATAAAAAGGCGAAATGAGCAGGGAAAACCTGCACGTATACAAGTATGTTAGCATATATTTGTATGCCGCCGTCGTATAAAGACGCAGCTCGAGGTACCGGACGACCGCCTCTGTAATGCTGTAATGCTAAATGATATTGTGCAACTCAGATAATGTTATTTTTTAGCCCGGCAACGGGCTAAGTATGACTGAACAATCTAGATAATATCTTAAGTGCTTCGCATTTAAAGAAAAACAATATGTTCGAGCGTAAGCGAAGAACAGATGAACGTAGTTCATCTTTAATAAATAAAATATCATTCTGAGTATGCTATGAATATATTTGAAATAATCGCGGAAGCTGACACTAGACCTAAAGTTGTTAAAGATTCTAGCACTGGAAAGTTCAGTGTTCAAATGCCTGATGGTCGTAGAGTAGGCAGTTATAATTCGCAAAAAGCTGCTATGGACGATATGATTAAGCGTCCAGCAATATTCAAAAAAGTTCCTAAGACACCTGGACAAGCAACTGCTCAAACAACTAAAATTGTTGGTAAAAAGAGTGTTAGGAAATTACTAAAATATCTAAAAGATCGCAATGACCCGTCATGGCGTGCATTGGGCGAGAAGAGTGCAGCAAAACGTATAGGCGGATTTCTTAAGATATTAAAGATTTTTGGTTATAGCGAAATGGTCATCGATTACTGGACAAATATATCTGGATTAGATGAATACTATGAAACAAATAATCTACCCAAGGATCAAGATTACTTTGATACTCAGGGCAATCTGATCAGTGTGTTAGCTGTACAGATCACAGCCAGTGGATTAATTACTTCTATAGTAAGAAGCATTGTAGGATTAAAATGGTTGTTTCGTGCTTTAGGTTTAGGAGCCACTATAGGCACTGGCGGATTCGCAGGCGGAGCAGCTATAGCAGGAATTCTGGCTAGTGAAGTTGTTTTAATTGCAGTGCAACAGTATCTGAATCGTCCAGATGTTAGAGAAACTATAGGAAATGTACTAGCTTATAAAGTAGCAGGTATGAGCTTAGATGATCCTGGAAGTGTAGCGGCCAAGTATTGGAATAAATTAAAAGACGGCATTTCTAAAACTATAGATGAAGCTATGGGCAAAGGTAAACCAGCAGATGCTAAACCTAATCAAGGCCAAGGAGGCCAACCTGCTCCTGGAAAACAAACCCCTGCAGATCCTAGACGAAAATCAGATCAACCTGCTCCTAGCGGAGAGCAAGGAAGATATAGTCAGTATACTACTGATCCTGAATTGAAAGCAGCATTGCAAGCTCAAGGGCTTTAAAGCAACGGCATCTGTGCTTTCTTTGTAGTTTCAATATTTTCTTCGATTATTTTATTCATAATAGTTCTATCTTCAGAACTATACACTTGAAATAGATCATAGCTGCTTACACCGCCTCGCATATACCAACTAATTCTAAATATATCTTCTTTAATCTGCTTGGCATATAATTCAAGCGATTGAATTCTTGTTTCGATGTCAGAATTAGACAGTGTTACGAGGCTGCTACGAAAAAACTTGATTGATCCAAGTTAATTGATATTTGATCCACGTGATCGCAGTTAGTACATTTTGCTTGAAATTTTGGA